ATGACCGTCACTCCTGAGCTAAACAACCGCCCGAATAAGAATGGATTGCATACCATTCAAATACGCATTACACACAATCGTAAATTAAAGCGTATCGCCTTGGAATATGCTATCCCTTTGGCGGACTGGAACCCCGAAAAGAAAGAGGTGCGTAAATCAAATCCGCTGCATTTGCCCATCAACGCGGCGATTAAAATAAAGGTACTGGAAGCCCAACAGGAGGCATTACGAAGCCATATCCAGGACAAACCACTGACGGCCACTCAGCTGAAAAAACGTTTGAAAAAACAGATATCGGGCGACAGCTTTATTGAATATGCCCAAAAACGGGTGGATGAAACGGTCAACCCTTCCTCGAAAAGCAATCTGCAATCGACACTCAATAAGTTTAAGGAGTTTCTGAAACAGGAAGATTTGCTTTTTCCTGAGCTGGACTACGACCTTATCAAATCCTACCAACGGCATCTGAAGAAGATCGGCAATGCTACCAATACCATTTACAATGCCATGAAAAACCTCCGGGCCACCTACAATGAAGCCATTGCGGAGGAAGTGTACGAGACCGACCGTAACCCATGGAAACGAATCAAACTCAAAAAAGAGAAAACCATACGACGGCGGCTCAACATGAAAGAGCTGCTTATGGTAGAGCAGTTTAACCTACGGCCCGGTACGGCGGCCTTTCACAGCCGCCATGCGTTTATGTTGGGGTTTTATTTGCAGGGGGCGCGCGTGACTGATTTGTTGCTTCTTACCTGGGCGAACATCAAAGACGGCCGTTGTGAGTATTATACCAACAAAGGCCACAAGTTTACGTCCAAAAAGATACCGGCACAGGCATTGCCCATTCTGAAGTATTTTAGGGAACTATCGGTGAACCCCAAACCAACGGATTATATTCTGCCTTTTATCAAACTGAATCGTAAGAAAGTATCGGCGGTAGAGTTTCGGGATCACATTGAAAGCGTGAATGCCCAAATGAACGGGCATCTGTACGAGATTGCAGATAAGCTTCAGATACCTCGGTTCAGCATGCATACGGGGCGGCATACGTTTGCCAATAATGCGATCAGGGCTTCCAATGGCAATATTCATGCCGTATCGGATGCCATGGGGCACAGCAGCATTCAAATAACAGAACAGTACTTCGACGCTGCGTATCGTGATGAAAACGACGCCTTGGGGGATATGGTGTTTGGGAGTTGAGGCTACCTAAATAGTAGTATACCGCATAACGTTATGAAATACATTACCAACGTAGGAGAAACCATTGAAGGAGCCTCCACCAAGCAAGTAGTAGAAGCGCTGCGGGATGGCAGCCGCTTCAGCTCTGACGAAACCGTCGACAACTTCATGAGGGGCTTTGCCTACCGACACAAAACCTGGAGCGGCATCGATGTACGCTGGGATACTGTGGAGAACTTTATGGAAGATCTTACCGCCTCGGGCTGGTGGCTGCGCGTGGAGTAGCCTGAAAATTTTATCTGTGCATGCACTGAATCCTCTGTGCCGCTGGTATGGGGGATTTTTGTAAAAACTGCTTTTTAGATTTAAGTATATTATTAATTATAATTTTTTAATTATTAATGTTTGAGATTAATATTATAAAAAATAAACTGTGACATGATTGTAATTATGTGGTTTAGCTGCTACGGGGTCAACAACTGGGGGTTTTTTGATTTATACAAATAAACTACAAAATTTTACAAGTAATTTTCAAAGTGCTTTGTAAATTTTACAAATAAGAAATTGAAAAAATTTGGGTACAAAAAGATAATTATAAATACAAAAATATAAATATAAATACAGAAATATAAATATTTATATTTAATGTAAAAGGTACAGTTGTCAAATGAATAGTTGATTTTATATGTTTGACGGTTAAGTATTTATAAAAATAAGTTTATAAATACATAAAAATGTACCAGCTTTTTTTGGTACAAATGATTAAGAGGTGCATATTTGTACTGCGGTTGATACAGCTTAATCATAAAAAAGCCTCCTGTAGAGGAGGCCTTTGTGGTCAATCATCGTCTTTTCGTCGCTTCGGGCGCAGATGTTCAAAGATGATGAGACAGTAGGCAAGGATGCCTAGCAAGTGATGTCCTTCCTCGCTGGAAGGGAGCACCAAAAAAGTGTTCAATACACTTTCCATATTTTGTATTTTTTTAAATGTATATTATATGTTAAAACAGTGGAGACCTTCTCTGCTGTTTTTTTTAACATATAACTTCGTAAAAATACAAATCTTTCGTCTCTCTCCATAAGACAGTCTACTTCGCAAGTAGGTAAGAAACTTGAAAAATTATAATCATTATCGGATGTAAAAAGGAGCTAACAAATTTATCCTTAGTGCGTTAGGTTGAATAGGAGTAAATAGGAGTTCGTTGAAAATTTATACGATTTTTTTTGATTTTATTTTACACTTTATTAATTAGACGAAAATCAAGTAATTCGATACATGAATTTTCTATAATCCGTACCTCTGTGCGTTGCGGATAATTGAAGTTTATTTAATGTGATATTGCTGAATTGCAATATGAAGTTTCATTTGAGGTTTTAAATAATTGTTTGAATTTATCAATAATTAGTTGATTCAATTAAATAAATCTATTTAAAACAAGCGAAGGCCTTCACGTAATTGAAAGGCTTTTTTTTGTCCTTTCGTTTAGCCGCTGCCTACCGCGATGAAAACGACGCGTTGGGGGACATGGTGTTTGGGAAATAGAAAAACCCCGTCGGCAGCGCCAACGGGGTTTTTTAGTTCTTTAACTAACAGTATGAAACTAAACTCGGAAAACAGAATGCAGCTTTGGAAGGGATTTGGGGCGTTTTCTGAGGTAGTGTACCTGAAGTATTCGCCCTTGGCTGGTACGCATCAGGGTGCTTAGCTTATCCGTTTTTCGACAATATCGCCATACGCTTCGCCCGGTGCCTTCTCCTACCAAAAATACGATATCGGGTTTGAAGGCCCGGTTAAACGCCTTGACCGGATAGGTGTACGAAATGTCACCGTCGCTTTTGACGGACAGGTTTTTGGTGGTGAGCGTAAAAACCTTGTCAATGTCGGCGGTGTGGGTCAATACAAACACCTCTAAGGTAGTATCAACGGCTACGGAGGCAAGGCAAAAGGTGGACTTGTACTTGAGTAATTCCGTTTCGTCTAAACGGCTTTCCTTGGAAGGAGGAGTTTGGGAGTGGGCCGATGCTCCTGCTAACAGCAGCGCAATGGCGTAACCTGCTAAGATGCTTTTCATGAGAAAAAGTTTTTTTTAAAATTTCAGATTCAAACCTACTCCTGAAGTGTCCTGAAAAATAGGACACAAATTAGCGCATCCACAGCTCCAGTTCCGTTGGCCCGGCCAGAGGCAGATTGATGCGCTGATTGCCGATGAGGTAGTCGCGGCCCTGCACGTGGATAGTCATGGTTTGGCCGGCACGTTGGTGCATATCAATCAGGGCGATATCGGTGGCGGTGAGATTTGCGGGGACTACGCGCCGCGAGGTACGGCCGCGAAAGGTTTCAAATTGTTTCCAATAATGATCCACCAGGTTGTTGGTGCCGTGCCAGGCAAGGCGGCGCGGACCGATGTAGTTGGACGCAAACGGAATGCCGCCCACCATGCCGTGCCAAAACAGCAGCCGGGGCGCAAACTTGTTGTTGCGCTGATTGTTGACGGTCGTGATACCGGGCTGCTCCACGATGGGCAGGCCTGCGGCGGTGACGTCGGTAGTACTAAAATGGGTTTTGACCGGAAAGAGCAGCTCACTGCCGGGGGTGTTGTATTTTTCGTAATCGGCGGGCCGGACCTTCATGCGGCCGTCGCTGGAGTCTACTTCCCAATCCAGCTCCAGCCGCGTGGCCATCTCGGGCGAGCGGGCCGCAATGATCCCGATTTTTTTGGACCAATTTAATGCCGTCGGCTGCTGCAGTAATTGATCGGCATAGCGCATCGTGAGCGTACGCGTGCGTACGTCGAAGAACAACCCAAGGTTGAACAGCTTGCGGAGTTCTTTGAGCAGCTCCGGAATGGTGAGCGCGGGCAGGTGGTTACGGTACTGAATGACGGTATCGGTTGGCTCCACGGCAAATGTATTGTAGAGTACCAGGCGCTGCATGATCACATCGTCCACAAACTCGCCTTTGATCGTAAAGTTGCAGAGGTCTTCAATCTTTCCTAACAGCCACCGCAGGTACATCATCGGTACTTTGGGCGTGCTCGCCGTATAGGCCGATAATGTATATTCATTCATGTACCCGCCAAAGCCAGCAGGAGAAGCGGTGCCGTAGTAGCCGGCGTTTTGGATCATGGGCAGGCAGTAGGCATCGGTGAGGTGATTGGCGGCGGCAGTAAAGGCGATCGGCTTAGCCTCACTGCCGAAATCAATATCTGACAGTAACACTTTCTGATAATCGCCGAAGACTTCGCCCAAGTTTTGGGTGTACATGACTTTGTAGCCGTCGGCGGCTACTTCCCGCAGGGTGATGTACCCGCGCTCGATCAGCTCGCCGTCGGCGTACTGCTCGCAGTAGAGATCCTCGGGCGGGAAGGCTGCCTGAGGCTTATAATACCAATTGAAAAACTTGTTGTTTTTGGGCGAAAAGGGTACGATAAAATCCAGTACCCTGGAACCCTGAACCACATCAAAATCCAGCACCGGATTGAATCGGCTGAGGGTGATGGTTTTGTTGGGTTGCAGGTCGATGGCCTGCCCTTCGAGACGAATTTGAAAGTTGCTCATACTTATAGATCGGATTTGGCAATGGCGGCGGCGGCCGACGAAAACGCACCCTGGATCTCGTGCAGGCTCGGGCCGCTTGGTTTGTTTTTGATATCGTTCAATAAGCCCGAATGGGTGCGAAGTTCGTTGCCGTTTTGGCCCGTGGCGCTGAGCAACGAATACAGATGATCATTGGTCTTTTTCATTTCCTGAAGCATATCCTTTTGCATCTGCGTATTTTCGGCAATCATGGCCTTGGTGTCGCCCTGATCGGGCACGCTCTCCACGTCGCTGTCGGCGGGAGCGGGAGCCGGCTCATCGTAGGTGGGGCGCTGCGGCTCGGAGTAGCCGCTGCCGTCGTTGTTGTTGTCGTCGATGCCTCCGTACTGAAACATACGGCCGCCCTTGCCAAACATAAACGGTGTTTGGGCTACCGATACCACGCCGCCGTCGCGCAGGGTGATAGGGGCCCCATTTTTGTGCAAACTGGAGTGCAGCAGTCGATCAATGACGGGGCGGTTGTTTTTGTAGGTATTCCTGGACAAAATCATGAACGGCTCGCCGCCCTCCATTTCACCGATCTCGCGGCCCGAGCTGCGATCGATCAGCGAGATACCGGAGTCGCCGTACTTGAGGCCGTGGCGCGGGCCGTCGGGTACACCGGCATTGCGCACGTAGCCGTTGGCGGCCTGAAACACCCCGCCCTTTTCGCCCGAAAACTGCTGACGTTTGATAGCTGCTATCTGCAAGCCCGTGGCCACGGCCGTAGCAGCCGCAAAAACGAGGTTGACGGGAAAGAACCCCGACGCCAACGCCTTCACAAAAGCCATCCCGCCGCTGATGAGCGCCATCGCAATTTGGAGCTTCTTATCCCGCTCGAAGGCCGCTTTTTGGGCTTCCTTCAGCTTATTATCGGCGTTTTTATTGATGTCGGTTACGCCCTTTTCGTATTCATCTTTGGAGATAAGCCCCTTTTTGTATTTCTCGTCCCACGCCTTCAGCTGCGTATCTTTTTCCTTTTTGATGTTGGCTTCCTGCTTCTGGAGATACTGCTGATTGAGCTTCTGAAGGGCGGCCACTCCCTGCTGAGCGATCTGCCCCACCTGCTCGGTGGTTTTGGAAAAATTCTGAAAACGCTCGCTGTTGAATACCGTATCGTTTTTGGTTTTTTGGGCCAAAAACTGCGTGAAAACTGTAAAGTCGCCCTTCATGATGCCGCGCAGGGCATCGGAAAGTTTGACGTTGTCGGCCTGGCGGGCTTTGTTGGCGACCTGCTCCTCGCGTATTTTGTCGCTGAGGTGCTTTTGAAAGCCCGCAAAGTCGCCATCCTGAGCTTTTTTGAGCCAACCCAAAAACTCGTCGTTGTCCTTTTTGCGCTTGGCGGTGGCTTCTTCCTGCAGCTTTACTTTGTCGGCCTGTAGCTTGGCTTCGTTTTGTTGAAGCTGCGACGTGAGCGAGGCATCAATGGCCTTGATGGCCGTGGCGCGTTTGTCGGTATCCTGAATACTCTCGGTGATGCGCTTCTTTTCGGCATCGGCTTCCTGCTGAAGCTTCTGCGCTTTGTAGCGGCTTTCGGCTTCGAGCAGTTGGAGTTTGGCGTCGTGCTGTGCCTGGGCGTTGTTTTTGGTAAGCGAAAGTGAAAGCTTGGCGTTTTCGATCTCTGCTTTGAATCCCGTATCCAAGAGGATCTGATCTTCCTTCAGCTTTTTATCGCGGGCGGTGGCTTCGTCGGTGGCTTTTTTCTTGGCGGCTGCTTCCTCCTTTTTGGCGGCATCGTCTTTGATCTTGTCAACTTTGGCCTGATGGGTTTGCTCCAGTACTTCGAGCTGTTGTTTTTTGAGGGTTTCGGCGGCTTTGGTATCGTTGATGCGCTGCACCTCCCGTTTATACTTGAGGTTTTCAGCGGCCAAGGCGCGATCCAAGTCATTTTTGATGAGCGACACGCGGCCGTCTTCTATGGCTTTGTTGGCAGCGGCCTCGGCGTTTTCGCGGTCTTTGGCGGCTTTTTCAGCCGCTTTTTTGGCCGAGGCCGATACCTTGGTCTGATTGGCCGTCTTGTGTTTTACGACCTCATCATCCGATTTTTTGTCCAAATCACGCAGCTCGGTGCGGGTTTTGAGGTTGAGCGCCTTGAGCTGCTTATCCCGCTCGGTTTCATCCTTGATGTTTTCCAAGATGTAGGCTTTGCGGGCGGTGTGCTCGGCTTTGATGGCATCGCCTTTGGCCTTGGTGACGGAGGTCGTGTGGGTGTTTTCGAGTTTGGCCAGCTCAGCGGCTTTGGCGGTGGCGTCCTTATAAGTTTTATCAATCCGGGCTTTTTCGGCGGCGTATTTGGCGTTTTCGGAGGCAATGGCCTTCTCCTGTACGTCTTTGATCTTATTGATCTGGACCTCGGCCACGTTTTTGGTCCAACTGTTGCCGATCGATTTGAAGTTTTGGTCGGCATTGGCCAACATGTTATCGAAGGTCGCCTTAGGGTCGATCTTAAAATCGGCACCAAAGAAGTTCAGCACCTCTTTGCCCTTGTTGACCAGCGCGCTATAACCGTCGATCACAGTTTCAATCAATGCCATTGCCGCGCGTACGGGCGTAGTAAGAGCATTGAACGCAAACCCCACCGCTGTCATGGCATCCCGAACGCTGAATGACACATCATTAAAATCGAAAAACTGCCCGACCAAGGCTTTGATGCTGCTCCAGAGGGAACCGGCAATCTCGGCGATATTGTCAAAGACGGAAGCCACCGGCTCGGAGTTTTCGACCACGGCCTTGATGATTTCGATGCCCGTATTCATAGCATCCATCACGCCCAGAAATACGGGTTTGAGCACGTCGCCCAGGATGATCTTGAGCGCGTCAAAATTGTCGGAGAGGTTGGAGGCTTTTCCCTCCAGGGTGCCGGAGATGGCGGCCATGCCGCCCATGACTCCCTCCAGTTCGCCAAAGCTGAGCAGGGCTTCTTTGATGGCTTCGGGGGTATTGGCGATAGTTTTCTGTACGCCTTTAAACGAAAGCTCTACCTGTTCACCGTTTTTGGAGGCTTGGATACCGAATTCCTTGAGGCGTTCGAATTCGCCGGTGGTGGCATCGAGCACGGCTTCGGTGAGCTGGTCAAAGCTTTTGCCCTGCGAGGCGGCGATATCGCCCAGCTTGGTCATTTCGGCCATGGTAGGCTGCAAGCCCCGGTTGACGTACTTGACGTAACTCTCGGTCAGCTCATCGACGGTGAAGGGCGTAGTGGCGGCGAGGGTTTTGATATCGTCCATGGCCTTGGTGGCTGCTTCCTGCGTACCCAGGGCATTCTTCAGGACGGCTTCGTAGCGCTCAAATTTTCCTGCCGTTTCAAAGATTTCTTTGCCGAAATCGATCACGCTGCTGATGGCACCGGTGATGGCCTCCACGGTGAAAGCCGCCGCAAAATTGGCCTTGAAGGAGGTCCAGAAGCCGCTTTGCTCTTCGCCCTCGCCCTTGATGCGCTTCATGGCCTCGCGGGTGCCGTCGATTTTTTCGTCGACTTCGCTGATCTGCTTCAGTTTATCGACCCATTCTTCACTTCCTACTTTGAGGTTTCCAAGTTCGCGGTTGAGCTGACGACTGCGGGCGGTGAGCTCGTTCATCGACGCATCATTCAGGTCGATGTTGCGGGTCATCTCCTTTATCTCATCATTGACGTCTTTCTGAAGGCGTTTCATTTCCTTCCACGTCTCACTTCCTTTCTCCCCGTTAAGCTCCAAAAGGCGCATCTCGGAGTTGATCTCTTTCAGGCCTTTTTGGAGGCCGTCGATGGTTTCGGCCGACTCATCCCCCAGGATTTCGAGCCTGAGCCGGGCTACTTCTTCTAATGTCATGGCTGTATACGCAAAAAAGGTACGATGCCAATTTGCACCGTACCTTTCAGGTATGACAGGACAAAAAACCCTCCCTATCAGGGGAGGGTAAGGGAGGGGTTAGCCTTGTGCCGCTTCTTTCATGGCCCTGAGCACAATACTCTGAGCGCGGTCGAGCATTCGGCCGCGCATGACGTTGAGGAAATTGGACTTGGTGGAATTGTACCAGGCGGAGCGGCTTTTGCGACGAACGGTGGGCACTCGTTTACGGCTCATGGCCACAGCCCAGGCTACGCGCTTGGCGGCATTTTTGATGTTGCTCACATCAATCGAACTATATCCGGGTACGTAGGCGAATTTTTCCAACCCTACTTTTTCCACAAAATCCTCCATCGTCTCAATGGGGGGCATCAGTGCATAGGTCAAAACGCGCATATCCTTAAAGCGACCGTAGCCTTTGAAGTGAATCACGCCCGCTACCGAAAGCCTGCCGGCGGTTTGGATGATCTCGTACTCAAAGCTGTTCTTCAAGTCTCCCGACAGGACAATGCCTGCCCGCTCAATGGCTTTTTCAAAATAGCCCACCGCATCGCGGGTGATTTCTTCGGCCAGCTCGGTGGCCTCGCGTTGGAGTTCTTCGCTTATCATGCCGGTTCACAGATTATTACAAGGTCAGCATCGCCCCAATTGATTGAAATGTTGGCAATTCGGTAGGTCTGATTGCCTGCCAGTACGGCACTGCTGAAGCCCTTCGAAGGAATCCGAATCCTGAAACTCTCAAACGGCGAGGCGGCATACTGCACCCGAATATCAAGATTATAGCTGCCCTGATTCAGCCCGGTAGCGGCATATCGCACCGTAGGGCTGTTGAAACTTGTGTTGGTGATGATCTCTTCACTGCCCACGATAACCGCAAAAATTGGCTGTGTCGAAGCGGTAGGGCAGGCGCTGGTCAGGCCGATCGGAATCGGAGCAGGCACAATACAGGTACCGAACATATTGGCATTTTCCTGCGTATCCAGCGCATTGGCGGCGGCCTGTGCTTTGCCGTCGGCATCGGTTTGGCTTACTTCAGAGCCGTAGGTATTGGCCGCTACGCTGACGGTCCAGTTGCCGCCCACCTGCCCCACGGCGCAGTTGTTGCGCTTATAGACGGAGGTTTGGCTGATGAGCACATTTTTAAAAGGCGTGGTACCGGCGGTGCAATCGACACTATCCCACGACGGAATATACCCTTCGGTACCTACAATGTTGGGTTTTTGGGTGCGTGGTTTGACGTCTTCGCCGCTGTCGATGTAGTATTTTACGAGCAATCCATACCGCTTTTTGCCATTGCGGAGCCCTGTCGATTGGTCCAGCTCGCAGGCCTGGGCGTCGCCGCGCCATCCGGTAGGGCGTTCGGGCGTGGCAATCAGTGCCGGCAGGCGGCTGTAGGAGGTCTCTTTGTTGGTGTAGCGGAAGGTGAGCGTACGCCCGACGGTCTTTTCGCGGTCATCATCGGCCAGGTAGCTATCGGAGAGCAGCGTGAGCGGAATATGCTCACGGTCGGTCACGAGGTACATTTGCTCCGCAAAAAACAGATCCTGCCAATAATCGCGCAGGTCTTTGATTTGGTACCGACCGTAGCCCACGGCCACGGTAAGCTCACGCTCGCCCGTGACGCGGTTAATGACCCGCTCCGATACGCGCGGCAAATACTCATAGCCTCTGAACTGTTCGGCCGTTTGGCGCTGTACCCTGAGGGTTTCGAAGCCGTCGCCGTAGCAATCCAGCGTATCAAAAAGCCCAAGGCTGTTTTGGAATAAAATATAGCGCACTTTTCGGAACGGCTGACGATCGACGAGGTAGGTACGCTCCTCTGAAAGCCGCTCGTTGTTTTCGTTGGAGAGCCAGACTTTGTACCGGATCACAAACTCACCGGCACTGTTCATGCGGGCCTGAAGGTTGAGTTGAGTGGGGCCAACGGGGCACACATAGACCGCCATCGACGATACTTCACTGAGGGTCTTGGCCGTGATCGTCTCGGTGCTCCAGTCTTCGTAGGTGATTTCGACCCGTAGTCTCAACTCCGACGGCGTAGGGCTGAAGTTGGTGATGAAACCCAGGTATTCGGGTTGATCGGGGCGCAGGGTGGCGTGGTTGGGCTTCCAGGTTAGGAAGCGGCGGCCGCTGCCGACATAGCTCGTAAAAAATTTGTTTTTGTAGGCGGCATAGTCGCTTTCTAAAAAACCGCCACGGTACACAAAGCCCGAAGGCAGGATGATTTCGTCGATGAGAACGCTGCCGTTTTTGCGAATGGCCTTGGCATAATACGGCCGTACCATCGTTTCGCAGAGGGTGATTTCATTCAATCCAAACTCCGGCACGCAGCTCTCCACCAAGCCGTGCAGCAGATCCTGAATTTCGAAGTTGGCACCCGGGTAGGCCGTCACACCGGCAAGGGTTTGGGGCGGCTCTTCGCTTCCCTCCAGAGTAGTCAATGAAATAAAACTTCCCTGATAAAACTCGGGTACAAATAGCTCAAGATAATACCGGAGGTTGGTCCGGACGGGGTACGTGACGGGACTGGAGGCATCGACATTGACGACGATGGGCAGTTTTGAAAGCTGCAAATCCTGATGGGTAATATTAGCTAAGTAGTCCATTTGCCGAAAATCTAAGTTCAAATTCCAATCTCCAACCCCAATGACTGCCCGCCCAGCCGCGATCGACGGCGGTTTTTTTCATGCCGCTGATGGTGCAGTCGAGGGTACCTTTGTGGCGGTTGTCCAAGCGCATTTTTTTTTGCAGGCCTTGCAGGAGTCGCATGGCATCGACCTCGGCCTGTACCTGCGCGGCGCGATCGTCGAGGGCGGCGGAGCATATAACGCTGATGCCGCCGTAGTAGGCTTCGATGAGCTGCCCGGCACCGTTGTCTTCTGAGAGGATCTCGGGCTGTTCGAGCCAGGCGAAGGGGTAGGAGAAATCCTCCTTGGAGGTGGCATACTGGATGCCCAGCTCAACCCCGCCATACAGGAAGAACAGGCCTTGGGCTTCTGCCCAGGCTTTGAAGTAATCAAGATAGTTTTGAAAATCAGCCGTGATAAGCATCGTTGGGTTTTTGCCCAAAACAAAAAAATCCTGCCGAGGTACGACAGGACAGGATTTTTTTACCTTTACCTTTCTAAAAAATAGATTAGATCAATGGACAAGCAAATTACTGATAGTTTTGTATATCAGGGCGTTTGGTATATACCTAGCGATAGTCCCAATGAATGTTATGGAACTTTGGTGTATAACCCAACTCATGGTGGCGAGTTAGAAATTTTTATTCCTTATAAAGAAACTGAAACTGATCCATTTCCAGATAGGAGTGAAGCCATTATTTTAGGGGTAACTAAAGAACGAAATTTAATTACTTTAATTGATTGTAAACGTAAATCTTTTAATTCAATAGCTGGGAAGATTCAAATACTAAAATTTGATATTCCATATATTATTGTTGGGGGACATATTAAAAATTTAAGTGATTTGGTTTTTAATAGAGCTATAATAAAATATAATAATTTAGACATATGGCTTGACCGCTTCGACTTTGCAAATCAAGGAGATATATACGATATAACCGACTTGAAGATTGAATATAATAGACCTAAAAATGTCCCTTTTTCTATTAATGAGGCTCTAAATGGCCAATTTGAGTTTCATGCTGCTGCACCTAATAATTCAGATTCTCAAAAATTTTCTATTATTCAGGAAGCTGTTCTAACATTAATATTTGCAAATGCAACAGAAATTAAGGATTTGCTCAAAGAAATATATGTGTTTACAAAATTTTTAAAATTCGCCACTCTCGAAAATACATATATAACATCCATAATACTAGCAAACAATGAGCAAACCTTTATCCAAGGCTATAAATTGTATTTTAAAGAGATGAGTCTTTTTTTTGGGCAGTATGGGATTGAAGCGAATAGCAACTCCAAAAATACTATAAATTATCTATTTACGTATAATGAGATAAGCGACACATTTGAAGATGTGATAAGAAAATGGTACATTCTTAATGAAAAGATTCGACCTGTAATTGGATTTTTGATGGATAGTATTAATGTAAGCGTTATTGAGATAAATACCTTTTTAAACATTGTACAAGCATTAGAAATATATCATAGAAATTTTAAAAAAAATTATGTAATTCCTAAATCTGAACACAAGGCAAGAGTTAATAATATTCTTAAATCGGTTGAAAATCAGCATAAAGATTGGTTAAAAGAGGCTATTAACTATTCCAATGAACCTAGATTAAAGGATAGGCTTTGTGAAATTTTGCATGTTGTATCTGAAATACCAACTTTAGACAAAATGATTAGTGATAAAAACGCTTTTATTGTTAGTGTAAAGGATAGCAGGAATTATTATACACATTACGACGCAAGCGGCAAAAAAACTATTTTAAAAGATTTAGAATTGGCATTAGCTACTAAGAAACTTCAAGCTATACTTATTGCACTTTTACTAATGGACTTAGGTTTAACAAATGAGGAAGTTAATAACTATTTTGAGAAACAAAAATATGGACATTTTAGGATAATAATGCCACATTATTGGTATTGAATTCAAAATCATTTTGAATTATTTATCTTTCTCGGCCACTCTCGCCTGTTCATCCATCTGAATCTTCCGATGCTTGAGGTACATCCAAATGGTGTGGGCGTTGGTATCACAGACTTTATCGAAGTTGCCATGGACGCCCGCTGAGGCGACATCTTCCAACGTGGCCAACCAGCCTTCGCCATTCTGAAAAAGGCTGCGGCCCTCGGTACCGTCGTAGAGGGCTTTGTGAATTTCGTAAAACTCGTTGTTTTGGGCTTCCCAATACTGAAGGATGGTAATGCACACGCCAAGGCGTAGCTTTTGAAATTTGATGGCCCTCCGCTCAGCGCGCAGGGAGTTGAAGGGTTGGCGATCTTCGCCATCGTAGCCGGGCAGGTATTTACGAAACCACCAATTCCATTTACGGGGGCGGCATATCGTGGCCAGCAAATCAAAAAGACGTGGCGAGGCGGCTTTGGTGGCTTTGACAAAAGCCAAGTAGTGCATGTTGGCCATGGCCAATTCGATGGCGGTGGTATCGGCGTAGTGCAGCTTGGGCAGGAAGTACCGGCGGCCTCGATGACGAAAAGAAGCAAACGGCAGTGCGGTGACTTTCTCGACGGTGGCCCAGCGGATGCGGTCGATCAGTTCAAACTTTTCATCGGTGGGCAGCCCTTCGTAGCGGTTGCGGTCCATGCGCGTGAGCAGGCATACCATATCACCGAGCAACTCCAGCACTACATCCGGCTCAGCGGCGTAAGATTGAATGAGCAATTGCAGCTCCAGCCCTTCGATGAGCTGAGGGGTAGAGCAGTCTTTCCAGGAAGAAGGGATTTTTACCATAAACCGATTTTCTTAGCAGCGATCAAAAGCACGGCGCCACGCCATGCCCAATTTTCGATACGGGACCAAAGCAGCTTGCGTTTGGCCGATTGGAGAAAGGCGGTAAGGGTCGCTGTTTTGTTTTGAGCGGCCTGTAATTCTTGGGCCCCATTCAGGATGGTTTCGGTTTTACGTTCGCTGTCCTGCCGGTACGTGCTGATGATGGAATCTTTCAGGATCACTACCTGATGGAGCATCTTGGCCTCTTCGATGGCTTTGAGGGCCATACGCGCGCCTGCCTCGCTCATACGGATGGGTTTGGGGTCGAGCCTACTTAGCGTGTCTGAACACGCGGTCGACTTCACGCTGGAGAGTAGCCCCGCGCAAAGAATCAATCCGAATAATCGCTTTTTCATAGTCATTTAGAAGGCGTTCCTGTCGCCGCTGCAGCGTCCAAATCTGCGAGCGTAATTGGGAGTTGCTTTTCTCGGTCAGGTACAGCGTTTTGTAGAATTGGGTAGAGTCAGCAGGCGTTTTCAGGGACGCAGAGGATGATACGTTTGGGCCGTTCAATGCGAACCCCATACAGAAACCGACCCCAAAGATCAAGAGGAACATCCACCACGTGAGCGCCTTTGCGTTCATGGGAGCGTTGAGCTTCTGGCCAACGCTCCGAATCAAGTTCAAAAGCTTTGTCAACCATATCACGGTTTGAAACTTTTTAGGCGTTCTAATCGGCGCTTTTCGTTCCAATCTACCGTGAACTTGGCCACGATCGCGGCGGCACCGGCGGCCCAACCGGCTACATCGGTCAGGAATTTGGGCGGTGTCAACCCGACGGCGGTGATTTGCTCAATGAACAAATTGCATCCGGCGCTCAGTGCCACAATGGCGGCGGCCAGATAAAACAGGACTTTGAAAAACTTGGGCATGGGTCCCTGCCAGCGCTCCAAGAGGGTTTGTAAAATATTCATGGCTGTAATGGTTGCAAGGTTTGAAATGCTTCTACTAAGATGGTCCCGAAAACGAGAGTCATGATGATGCACCCGATGATGAGCCAGGCCCATTCTTCGAGAAAATCAAGTACTTTTTTCATCGGATCAGTCGGATCGTGTTACGAACAAAACTTTTGGAACGCTGAATGTTGACGTACACACCGTGCTGTTTGGCTCCGGCGGTGGTGTTGCCGCCGGTGGTATAAAAGTACGTGATGCGCGGGTCGAGCGGCCAGTACCGTATCAGTTCAATGTGCGACCATTGCTTATAGGTCACGGCATCGGCGGGCAATACGGCCTCTCCGGGGCGAATGCGCTGAGCGGTCATGCTATTCCAAGTCAATACGGCGGCGGCTCCTGATTTGGAGGGTACCGAAATACCGCACTGCTTATAGACCCAAGTCACGAAGGCAGCGCACCAGGCTTTATGCTGAGGCAGCATTTTTTCAGGAGCCTTGAAGCCGCAGGCCTTGAGGTACTCATTGATCTGCGGGTGCTCGTTCCGATTGTTTTTTTCTTTCACAAAGGATTGACTTTCGGCGGTTTTGAGGACGCATTCACGCAAACGGGCCAGGCTGTCTACGCGTAGGCGGTCAGGTAGTAGTTGGCAAACACCCACATGACCAAGGCAAAGACACCCAACAAGAAAAACAAGACGGCCCACGAGGGTGCTTCGCTGAGCAGGGTCGACAGATTTCGTTCGGAATTGATTCGATTGTGCCATAATTGAAATAAATCGTTAAAGAATAACCACACAAAAAACACCCCTACCAAGAAGGTAAGGAAGGTCATATCGAAGGCCACCAACGCGCGGAGCGGGGCGTTTTTCATCATGCTTTGGCCCACGGGGTTGTACGGGTCGGTGATGGCATTCATGCCTACCCACGAGGTGAGCGCACAGCAAACGATGAACATTGCGATTAAAACATAGATAGCGCGGGAAGTGCTGATGCCCATGGAGGAGCGCGGCTCGGATTTGGGTTGGTCGGCTTTTTCTCCAAAGCGGCCAATGCCGTACTTTTCTTCGATTTCGTCAATATCTGCCTGGTACTTGGCTTTCTTTTCGGAAAGGGCAAGGGCGTCATTGAGCGAGAGTTTGGACGACAAAGCCGCTGCCGAATCCAGCTTTTTGATTTCGGCTTTGAGGTTTTTGAGCGTTTCCATGTCTTGCCCGCGCTCTACTTCAAGACGGTTTTTACGGGCTGTTTCTTCGGCCTGGCGTTGGAGCGCGGCCTGTTGTTTCATCTGCTCAATCTTTCTTTCAAGGTCATCGGCAGTTTCGATGTTGTGATTTGGGGTCATGGCTGTCATGTTAAAAAGCGAAATAAGAATTTGAACTGTTGTTTTCGATGGAAGTACCGCGCGGTGCCTTTGGGGCTACGTAAACGGTGGTAAAGTATTCGGGAAACACCGTCGCCGATGCCACCGAGTTAATGTAATTGAGTAAGCGATTCTTAAACTCTTCGGCCTTGGCTTGGCAGTTGGCCAGCATTTCCTGCCGACGCGCTGCGTCCAAAATTCCTTCGTTGACAATACCGTCGGTTTCACTCACCAAGCGCCAGTCCTCATTGATATTGAGGTAGGGAATACTTTCGGCAAAAGCCTGATGAGCCAACGCATAACGGGCCAACTTCCAGGCCTGCGCCTCCTGAGCGGTGGGCGTGAGGGCGGGATTGGCCATTTTGGTGACCCAGGCGGCCAATTGAGCCTCGCCGATCACTGAAGCCAAAAAGAACTCCTGCGCGGTACTGATGTAATTACGTACCGACAGATACAGCCGGCGCGAATCCTTCGCGGCAGGAAAGTATTTGGTAAGTTCAGTGGCCGACGACAAAAACAGCGAATGGTCCACCGTGTAGGAATCGGAATTGGCCCACGTGGGAAAATCGGCCTTGTTTTTCTCCAGGTACTGAAGGGCACTTTCCAACGCCAAATCTGCCTTGGCAATGGATTGCTTGATGGCCGTCACGGTCATCCACTTGGCGGGCGGCCCCATGTTGGGCATTTGAGGTACCTGCTTACCGGCATTGGAGGTGTGCATGAAAAGGCGCATCCCACCGAGCAGGTCGGCGTATTCAGCCACCGCAATACGGAGCCACTCAAGCAGCTTGGTCTGCTTGGCGTTGGGGGTGGTCAGTTCGGCCAATTCGTCGTAGAATTCCTGCCCGATGGCGGGAATGATGTAGACCTTTTCAGCCTGACGAACGAATGGCTCAAACGCCGACCAGTTCATTTCCTGCTGAATACCGCCCAAGGCCGCCTTCAGCTGTGCTATGTTGCTGATGATCATCGCTCAAAAACGTCGTAAAAGCCACCCGCCCAAAGCACCCAATGACAAATGAAGTAATACAAAAAAGTGCCGATGACATGACCCACTTTTGTGGAGGTGTCATTTTGACGGTCGTAGCTGATTCTGATACAACCGATTGTAATTCTGACAATCGTGTAAGAGATGAGAATCAATTGCGGGGCAAACTGTATCATGGTTTTGGGGTGGTTTCGGATGGATTGGTATTTGGATTCTGTGACGAACTCTCGGGAGTAACGTCATAGGTATAGCTGCTTATCCGGTAGATACACAGATAGTTTTCCGGCTCTATCCCATCAATCTTCTGCGCAATGCGCACCGGCTTCAAAATCGTCATTTTATCGAAGTGGGTCATGAAGTCCTGCATGTAGTTGGCCGACGTGGCCAGCTCCTTGCCCGACGTACCCAAGCCGTTGTTGAACGCCACACTTGCAAGGTCGGCGCGTACACCGTGGCCGCTCGCCTGAATGAGGTTGATGCTTTCAAACATTTTCAAAAAGGCCTCATCATTGATGGGATTTTTGAGCGGGGTGATTTTGACGCCTTCGATGGTTTTGCCATCCACCGAAAGCTTGGAGAACGTAAACAGGATTTTGTTGGCTTTCTCCAGTCCCATCAGGGTATCGGCGATTTGGTCCAAGACCTGCTTTTTTAAGGCCTCCTCTTCCTCTTCATTCAGCCCTTCCTTTTTGAAATAATTGTCGGGAATGTCCACGTGGTGCGTTACGAAAAAACCATTATCAAAGGCCGCTTCGTAATAATCAGGCACGCGGTTGGTGATTTTGGTCACGCGCTCGGTACCCCACCAAGGCTCGAAACCATAGATTTTTTGGCCCGGAATAGCAGGCTTTACGTGAATGATGCAGACGGGATACTTGGTCGGGTCCTGCGGATCGAAGGCCGGTACTTTGACAACATCATCTTCTTTCACGCCTTTGATGTAGCCAAACTTCGAGCTGAGCCAATATTCTGAAATCTTAGTTTCGTTCTCCTTGGGCTTGCGGGCCCGAATTTCAAACGTATCCACCACCTGAAGGGATTCGACTTTCTTACCAAGGCCCAGCGTCATTTTTACAAACAGATCCCCACCGAAAGCGACCTGATAACTTGCTTCGGCCAGATAGGTATCCAAGTCGAGCAACTCATGCCACTCGCGGTACTGCGGCGTCCGGGGGATGGGCGTATACTTCAGCTCGCCTTTGACCACTTCCTCCTGATGGGGCCCAATGCCTACGCCGCCGATGAAGTTGCGGCGGGTATTGACAAACTGCCATTTATTGGGCGATTCGGTCAGCAGCTTATGCAGCTGCACCAACTTATCATCATCCTTGCCGCGTGGCACGTATCCACCCTTTGAACCTGAACTTTTTCCGCCGGGCTTTTCGCCATACGCGGCATCGACGGTCTGCGAAGCATCCTTCCCAAACGTCACCGTTACGGCCGACTGCGGTTTATAGGAAACCAAATAGACGTTACTCGCTATTTTTTTGATGGGGGCCATTAATTGAAATGATTGATGTGTTGACCGTTAAACGTGAGCAGAAAATCAATGAAGACCTCAAATTGATACCCGTCGCGAAGTGCCAGCTTCAGCTTTCCGCTTCGGTTCATTTTCTTTCTTTCGTTGAGGGCATTATCGCCGAGCCGCCTCAGCAGGCAGTTTTTCTTCTCACCCCACTGACCGTCTTCCTTTCGGTAGGTGATATGAAAAACGGCATTCGGTCGGTTGACTTCGGAGAGTACTGCACTCAAATTGATCTTGCTCATGTGCTTTTCTTTGACCGGCAATGCTACAATTCATCTCCCGCTTCCGACAGGACACGTTTTTTTCATCGCTTTTTCGTAGGTTTTGCACTCGTTTTTTCCGGGGCTTCCTGATTTTGAAAGCGTTACGCGAAAAAAGCCCTTTAAAAAGGTGTGTTAAACGCTCTAAGGTGGCCCGCACTTTATCGGGAGCGGCAATTGCCGATATCGCTTTTTAGGAATATACCCTAGCCACCGTAAACGTAAATATGATTTTTGCGTGGGGCGTAGTGCGATAAGTACATTTTGCACTTGGCCCAAATCCAGTAGTCCAATGCATCGGTACCGTCGGTTGCATACTCTCGGTTCTTGGTGCTCAGCTCTGAGCTCTTGTCCTTGCCTATGCGCCTTACCTTCTTATCCTTCTTATAGGTCTTGTCCGTAGTGACGGGGGTCTGTGTAAGGTTGATGATGAGTACCTTATTATTAAGTTTATTGATGAGTATATGAGGGGCCCTTGGGTTACTCTCTTCAAAGAGCATGTTAATGAGGTGGTATTTATCCTTATGGGTAGGGTAGCTGGTAAGTTCCCTGCGGTATACTGTCCACCCGCGTTTGACCAGTATATCGGAGACCTGATCGAAGAAGGGGCGGTTGTCTATTTTAGTGGCTGCCGTGGTACTGTTACCACCGGGGTCACCATATATAAACACCTCTTTTTTGGTGTGGTTTTCGTAGGTATCACAGAACCAATTGGCCTGTTTTTCAATGAGGCTGTTTTTTTGATTGGTTATATTTTTCTTTTCTGAAGGTAAGACCTTTTCATAATGGGAGTTAATGACCTTGAGGGATTTGGGGCCTTCCTGACCTACTACACCCCATACGATATCGGTGTTAAAATCAAGGCTGTAATCAAGGGCCTTGTCAGTTTCATAATCGTTCGATCGATATAACAGGATGCCTGTTTTTTCATCGGGTATGTAGTCGTATGCTTTGGTATAACAGTGCTTATTGGGATTGAAGCCATAGTAAAACCTATTAGGCAATTTTCCCATGCGTTCGTTGTCCACTTCGACCGCGAATTCAAGTGGATCCAGTTGGTCACGGAGCTGCTGTTCGTAATCGTCGGGCAGTACGTCCTGATTATCGCGGAAGGTCGATTCCAGAAAAAGAAATTTGGGGGGAATGGCTCTCAATTCATCCTGAGTCAGCTTGGCCCGCTGCTCAATCATTTCATTATAGTGCTCTTCGGTTTCGTAGATCCACATTCCTTCCTGCGTCCAACTTGCCGACGAAAAATCAAAAAAACCTTTATTAAGGGGATGATCCTTCCATTTGGCAAACTTACTTCCACGTCGGGCGGGCAAAAGCACTTTTCGGACAAAATCACTACTGATAGTTGCGGACTCATCAATAAGAATTCCGTCGATGCTTAGCCCGCGATGACTCTCTTTTCTGTCCTGGCTTACAAATTGAATGGTAAAGCCATTGATGAAGGAAATACAATATTGGTAGCCGAGCCGCCCCACTTTTTTATAAGGCGAAGCCCAATGATCAGGAGGGCGAACCCCAACCACGTACACTCCGAGCGGGTTTTGCTTGGGATGGTATTCCGTGTACTTCATAAAGCCCAAAGCTTCACGAATACCGGGCAGTACCACCAAATCAAGTTGCACGTAAGTGAGCCCGGCAAATACCCATTTGGCACGGGGAAACAACTCAAATAAATGCCCGACTACAAAACCTGCCACCGTCGTTTTTCCGGAGGCTCGGCCACCAATAAACGACTTGCGATTGGCCCGCGAACTGAGAAACTTGATCTGTTTGTCGTTGGCGTGAATTTGAACTGTTTTCTCACTCATCCAGATCCATCTGCTGTTTTTTCAGCACGTTTACGTTATTGATGAATACAAATTTTGCGGTACGCATGAAGTCTTCAGGGGTAAAGCCAAGTTCATCCGACTCGTGCAGTTTGGCGAGTTTATCCGCTTTATCGCGGGCAATCACAGCCGTTTCGTATTGTTTTTCCTTCATGGCCATGTTGGCCATGAGGTCATAAAAGGCCATTGACGCGGCACGTCGGCCGTCTTTATCGACCTGATCCAATTTGCCGTGGATGAACTTTGATTCTTCGAAGATGTACCGGGCCTGCCTTTCTTGGATGTTATAATCCCGCATCAGCTGACTCCTCACCATTTCATCGGTTCGACCCATGCAGTACAAAGCCCAGGCTTTTCGGTACCGCTCCAGTATATCGCACTGAGTTTCGGTGAGCTGCTCGTATTCAATCTCCTGAGCGTAGTAGCGGAGGTAGACGTCCAGAGTATCTTCGTCTATCCGCAAAACCCGCTTCAACTTACCAATTCCTAACTTTTTTGCCATATCATAAAAAAATCACGCCCGAAGTTGGGGCGTGATTGTGAGATATGACAGGACGTATTTTTAATAATATTTACATATTGTAAAGCTTCAATTCAGTAAGCTTGTTGAATAGTAAAAGTCTTGCTGAAATAGAACTTTTATGGGGGTTATAGGCATACAAATCTTCCATGAATGAATGAATTAAAATATTACTTCGTAATTCTTTCTCACCATCAAATGAAAGTTGTTGAACCAATTCCCTAATTTCTGATTTACATTTATCAATGTCACTCTGATGTGAGCTATACGTCAAATTCTTCAGTTTTTCCAGTATTGAATTAATATGAGCATTGTTTTTCATAACATTATATATTATTAACAGCATTTGTTTTCATTAACAAAATTACATATAAATATTGTTATATGATTAATTAAAAGTTTAAAAGCAAAAGAGCCTTTCGGCTCTCCTGCATTTTAAAACAAGCTCGTACCCGTCGGGTCGCCGATCGCTCGCTTGGCCGCTTCTCGAAATTCCTCTTCCCGTGCCACGTCGGCACGATTGGCTAGTAGGGTACCTTCATTGAAAAAATGTGCCCAACCGCGTTTCAGGCGTTTACCGCGGTCATTGTGTTTGTCGAGGGCAAAGTCAGGCACCGGAATTTTCTTGAAGGGATGGGTGAGCCAAGCAAAGAGTAATGCCCAATCAATGAGCCTGCTTTTTCGGGACCGGCACAGGAGCAGGACCGCGTGGGTTAAAAACAACCGTTGAGGCTCGTTGCTGTCCTCCTTCTTTTTGGCCTGCTCCTTAAACATGGAATACAGCGCCCATATTTCCGAAGAGATATTTGGCTCAGCTAATCCAATATCTTCACTGCTCATGATACGCAGGCGCTTCCAGACGTATTCACTAAAATTACTGTCATACAGCTCTACGGCCCAAAAGAGCGCTTCATCCTCCAGCCCACGCCGGATACACTTTTGCAGGGCGGAGCTGCACTCAAAAAAATCATATCCCTTCTTCGTAGTGATTTCGTACTTACCCATGTGAAATAATGATTTTACTGTTCAACACTTCGATTTTCACCACGTCGCCCGGTTCGATCCCTGCCATGGCCAGCCAATTACCGCTCAATTTCAACTCCGGTACCCACTTTACTCGGCGCATTACATTTACCCGCGCTCGCTTGCTTACTTTTAAATTTCTGCTCATCTTTGCATTGCTTAGAATGTTAGTCTTAATTGATTGATGTTCAGGAAGCCGCGATTTGCCTCGCGGCTTTCCTTTTTTAGAATAGATCCAGTTGATTCTTTTCCTGGAATAACGGTAAGTCGGAGAAGCCCAACTGCATACTTTTTTGAACGCCAACTTTCACCATGCCTTGCGCTGCAGCCTCTTGAATAGCCTTTTTTTCTGGTGTTAGGTCTTCAGAAATTGACAATATTTTGGAGGTTTTATCTTGCTCCTTAAATTTAGCCCTGGCCACAGCACGATTTTTTGCCCGAACACGAAAAGTGTTAATTGAGGTCTCTGTACCGTACGTAATTACGAATGTCTTCATTAGGCCCATTTGGTTTGAATGTCCGATAAAGTGTCTTGGTTTGCCTTCACGATCTCAGCGCTGTACTGCGGCGATTTGGAGAGGGTTTTTTCGATATCGCCCAGGGCGGTCTTAAAACCGTAGTGAAGGGAGTTCATCAGGATGGCCCGGCGCTCGATCCAGTACGGTTGCGGATGCGTTGACCAATAGATCCTGCGGTTGCATTTCGCGATCTCTTTCTCAATTTGGGCCTTGATTTGGGTTTCCATTTTGCTTAGAATTAAGTGTTAAATGATTGATTTATAAGGAGTAGTTTGCCCTACTGCTTATGTAAATATCTCCCGACAGAACGGATATAAAAAGCGTTTTTCCGAAAATGTTTATCGAAAAAACGCCTAATTTTCAATCAGTTACAGGAAAGAAAGTTGCCCAAACTTGCCCATCACCGGCTCAGGCTTTACGGCCGTCAACGCTTCTTTTTGAGCGGCCGCCGCTTCTGCTTTCCGCTGCGCGTATTTCTCTTTATCCTGTTGGAATCCCCGCCACTGGAAGCACTGTTCTTTTTCGATACGAGCCAGGTGAGGCAGGCCGCCAAACTCTCGTATCCACGGGTTAACATTGTAGCCAAAGCGCCAATCGTCCGGGTCCAGAGAGTTCATACAAACGGCCTGCCCTTCGCAGCCGTGCAACATCATGTTCAGGGCCGTCATTTTCGTGCAGATGGCATCTACATCGGCCGCAAAGCAGTAGTTGCCCGGAAAGTGCGCATGAAACGAAACCAACATCCGCCCCGAGCCTGAGCAAGGGTCAGCGATGCGTTGCCGTCCGCCCTCACGGGCTTTGTCGGCCGTGATCATGGTGAGCATGTCCACCACATCGGGCGGGGTGAAAAATTGACCTAAGTGGCTCGCTTTACTGGAGGAGGCTATCACCTCATAGAAAGCCCCTAAAGCATCATACCACATCTTCCCTCGGTTGAGTTGCTTATGCTGCGCTTTCAGCCATTCACCCAGCAGCTCTTTAAAATAGCCGTAGTCCTTTCCGTATTTCTTTTTCAGGAAATCAGCTACCTTCAGGTCACCGGTATTGAGAAAACAGGCCACTGAATAATCGACAAAATCTACGTACACATCGCCCCAACCGTGGCGGTACGAAATCGTTTCAAATACTTTATTAAACTCACGCAGCTCGTGAGGTACATCCGTTGTTTTAGGCATAGCGGTAGCATACTGAGGGACATCAATGTCCCTCAGTGGATTAAAATGTGAAACAGGGAAGAGTTAGAAAGGAAGAATGTCGATGCCTGATTTCTCGAAGTGGCACATTTTCAGCAGGTGCTGTACGTAGTAGTCTTTGATGGCAAAGGTGGTCACTTCTTTAAACCGCTCTTCGATGCGCTTTACGGTCAGTTCCGCAGGGTTTTTATAGGTGCGTGGCCGCCACTTCATCACAAAGTCGATCAGGTCCTGAACCGTGATCTCGAAGCCGCTGTTCTCGCTCATTTCCTGCGCTTGGGTGTCGAGATTCAAGCCGTCTTTTTTAAACCAAGAGCGGCTCACATCGGGGAGGTGGTTTTTGTCACCAAACTGCTCAAAATCGGTTTTTGGGAAAAAAGCCAGGCTATTGGCGATGAGGCTCTCTTTGCAGATCCAGCTTTGCGCCTCGGCCTGCATTTCGTTCCAGAGTTTGGCCAGCTCCAGCGGGTTGACACTGTGCTCGATCAGGTAGGCGTTGACTTCGTTTTCGGGAATGCCCAGCGGTAATTCTGTCAAAATGTTGGCAAGATGCGAGACGGTGTAGATATCAAATTTCGCACAAATAATTTTGTCCAGGTTGTTGATGTGCATTCGCTTGCCTACCTCGCTCGCCCATGCTTGGTATTCCAGTTCGGTTTTGCCGGTAGCGGCGATGTAGCGCTCAAGATTGCGTTTTGAAGGTACTGCGGGGATGATTTGGGTTTCCATTTTTGCTTAGAATATTTAGTTATGTGATTGATTTTCAAAGAGTAGTTTGCCCTACTGCTTATGTAAAAATCTCCCGACAGAACGGATATTAAAAGCGTTTTCCCAATTATTTTTGAAGTTTTTTTTGTGTTTTTTAGACTTAAAAATATATCCCAAGCCTACTCAGTTTTTAAGGATTCTTGTAGTTCTTTTTTTAATTTATCAAGTATTTCCTTTCCATTTTCTAATTTTAATACTTCTGCTTTCAACGCTTTTAAAACCAATTCTGAAGCTTTTTCTTCTCCTTCCTTAACAGCTCTTTTCCATACGTGTTTTGTACTTATATCAAACAGACAAATCCCCGTATCTTTAATCAACTCAAAGAAGAAAAATTTGTATTTATGCTCTTCATCAGTATTGGCTTCCAGAACATGATGAGAATACCAACGATCAAGTTCCTTTTTAACGGACTTCCCATTGTCCCCAGAAGTGAAAAAATCATTAAAAGTTTTAATGGATTTTACATGTGCAAACTTGTTTCTAATGGACATTAAAGCGGTTAATTTTTTTGTATCTTCTTTGCTTATCCCTTTGATGTCCTGTATCATTTGTACTTTTTGGTTAAATGAAAGGCCCGAAGAACTGTAGCCAAATGATTTTGATGACATCCAGTCAATGTCAAGCAAATACCCGAGTGTCTCTGAAATTATTTCTTCTATGATTAATGTATTTTCAATTATATAAGACCTCAAATTATCTGTCTCAAACAACAGGCTCATTTCTTTTTTTTCCATAGTATCTGTTTTTAAAAAGGCAGTTTCAGCGTTTTCTGAAAAGGATGCTTTGCGTTCTGCTTTGACTTGCGCAGCTCCACCACGTCACCAAATACCCGTCGGAGCAAGTGAAAATCCTTTTCCTCAGCGTCCAAGTTACGAAATTCTGCCAACCCACCACGGTTCACAAACGTATCTTTTTGAGACCAATAGTAACGGGTATCTTTCCAAATCAGCCGATGATGATGGGCATTCAACAGGCTAATCCAGTAATCCTCATTGCAAATGATATCCGGATTATACCACAGCTTGCTTCCCTCCAGTACGCCATGGGCGCAGCCCGTCACGTAGCCGCTCAATTTGATGGGGTTAAAGCTGTCGAAGCTGATGGGAGCTGGCGAGGAGCTGAACCCAAACACATACGCCCCGGCCGCCTTGGCCGCGTTGGCCGTCAGCTGAATGATCTCGTATGCCTCATCAGGCTCCACGATCATCGGCTCACCCTTGCCGGTATAAATCCGTTTCAGATGGTCAATGTCGTCGTCGAGCATCATCACGTTTTTGAAGTGCTGCACGATCCAGTCGCGTTTTCTGGCCAGCCCCACCACGCTGTCAGGGTGGGTCACGATCTCCACGCCCTTATTGCATTTGGCATACAGCTCGCGTTGGCTCTCGGCCACGCACAGTATGGCATTATCCACGGCCATCGTGGTCAATACCCGGTCCCAACGTTTATGGGACGGAATCACCACTTTCACTTCTATTCCCTTCCCCTCACAGGGGGAAGGGCCAGGGTTGGGGGTCTTCACTTCCATCGTTCTATCACCCGTTTAGCGTCTACCACGTGCATCATGCCTACCTTACTGCTTTTATAGCACCGCCCTCTTTCGATGCCGAGTTTTTCGGCCAGGTGGTTTTCGTCGATCTCGTTCCGGCACACGATCACAAACGACGTATACTTCTCGCTCATCGTGGCCACGATCGGCATTTCAGCCTCGGGAGCCTGCTCAGCCGTTACCTCAGCGAGCTGCTTATCCAGCTCAGCCAGATCCAAGCCAAAATCTCCGAGGTCCATGTACTGCTCAAACTCCGACTTGAGCATCTCCAGATCAAATTCACCCGCGTGGCGGTTTTCGATGATCATCACTTCGTGGAGTTCTTCTTCGGTCAGTTTGCGTACGGCCGTGCGCACGTCGATCTCATAGTCGCCCAGGCTGTTTTGAGCCAGCAGCTCACACCGCTGATGGCCGCTGAGCAGCGTGCCGTCGGCATCTCTGACCGGAATACCGATCATCCCAAATTTTTGGAGGCGTTCCCAAAGCTTCCGTTTCTCGTCGGCTTTGATTTTGCGCGGATTTTTTACGTGCGGTACCAATACCGACACCCGGACCTGTTCGGTCCGAAACAATTCATTGATCATGGCTGTACTTTACTTTTAGCGTGTTTATTGCGTTAAATCTTCAAACTTCTCCGACCTTGGATTACGGCCGCTCCGGCTCTGAAAATACCAATCAAACTTTCTCCAGGCGATGTCGATCAGGCTCGGCACATCCACGTAAAACACCCCGTACTTTTTGGGGTCGATCGGGTTTACCTTCACCTCAATCGTATGAATGGTAGAAAAATGCGTCCTGAGTTCAATTTTCAGCGGTCCGCTTCGGGCCACATCGTGCGAATTATGCACTTGAAAAAACAGGCGGCGTTTTCCGCTCACCGTTTTTTTAGTGATTAGATGCTTTACGTTCATTATTGGATTGACTTAAAGTATTGGCGAAGTATATCAAGCTCCCGTTCACCCTTGGCTATTTTCAGGCGGTATTCGGCCTTTTTGGCTTCCGTCTTGGCTTGAGCCAGGCGTTGTGGCCAGCGATAGTGTACGTTGATGTTCATGTTTTCGATCAACTTACTCAGTTGGTACCGATCATTGGGCAGTTGGCTCCGGTAGGCCTCTGCGTCAAATTCCTTCGGGCGCTCTTCCGTGGGCCGTTGGCCATTGGCGATCACAAATCGGATCTCATCGCCCAGGGCCATCCACTGCTCGCGCAGTTCCAGGATCTGTTTCGTGATTTCGGGGCAGGCTACGTCTTTCGGTACCGCCTGCAGCTGCATCGAGAGCGAGCGTTTTTCGTAGTCTAGGTCACTCTGTTGTTTACGGAGTTCCTCCACGATCAGCGCCACTTCGGGGGTAAGTGTATCGGCAGGGTTTTCCGATTGCCAGGCAGGGCCTTGGGGAGCAGGGGGCGGGGTAGCGGTGGCCTTGAGGGTTTCGGCCGGGGCGCTGCTGAAGGTACTCCAAGCCAGCTCCGCCCGCGCCACTTCGGCGGCGGTAGCCTTGCCGGCACGTTCCTGTAGGCGCAGATAAGAGAGGTTGTTTTTGAGCTTGAGGCGCTCGGTTTTGATTTCTTCCTCGGTCATCGTTTTTTCTTACCAAGGTAATGCACTTACTGCGATTTCACCGGGACACTTTCCACGCTGAGCATTTCCAAAAAATCACCCACCTTATCCTTGTAGGTCGTGGCATCAATGTACTTCTCCGGTGTTTCGTAGGGGTCAAAAAGAGAAGCAGGGTGTTTGTCCTGATATGCCTCCAACAATTCAATGAGCAGATCCACTTCCACGCCATGTCGGCGCAGGAAAGAATACAGGGGCGGAAGCTCAGCGGGGCGTATATACATAATGAAGCCGATTGGTCGCTGCGAACATCTAACCACAACAGAGGTAGGCGTGAGGTACTTACAACCACTCGCCAATCGGCAAGCCCTTGAGCCTGCCTACCTCTATTAAATTTGATTAAATGTTCGCATTACAAAGAAACAAAAAAGCCCGGCAACATTGGTTACCGGGCTTTTAAAAGTTTCTGCCTATCGTTCTCTGACGGGCGATATTTCGAGGGCACTACCGTCATCAGCGGGTTCATCAACCGCCAACCCCATGCGAGCCTCCTGCAATGCTTCCAGTTGCTTTTGGGCTTTCTGCTTCAGGTAGTCTTCTTCAGTAGTTTCCAGCATTTGATGGAATCCTTTGGCAATCCCTTTTTTAAGCTCTTCATTGGCCAAAAAATGAGCGCTGATTTCATTGTACACCTCTTCATGAAAGGCGTAGGCTTTTTCCACCACTTCCTCCGGTTCATCCTGAATATCCCGAATCCTGTGGTAAGAGTTGACATACGTTTCCATCAGCTCAATGAGCGTACAATTGGAGAGCGGTTTGGCATCTGCCAAATTATCTATCGGCGCAGCGGGCGTTTGAGCGTCGGTACCGACAGCAGCCGACGAATTTTCTTCGGTATCAGCTACGTTTGGCGCGGCGGGTAGCGGCAGGGTCGGTTCCTGCTTCGGTACTGCTTGGGTCTTTTTCGACATCAGTATCAGCGTTTAAAGGTTGAACATCGGCAACGATCTCCGTGAAGTACTCGGTCACTCCGGCGGCCATCAGCGCCTCAATATGAACATCGGCCATATCCTCACTGATCGTGATGAGGCCTTCCCCCGGCAGCGCATGACGCGCCCCGCCTTCGGGTACAATTACTTGGTATTTTGAAGCCATCTCTAAAATAAATTAATGCCCTCCCCTTTTGTACGGAGAGGGCAAGTTTGAAGGAATGTTAAGCAGCCGGCTGGATCGGCAACGTAGCCACCAACGACGGCTGCAAAGGCAAAATATCCCACATAAAGCCGTCCTGTTCGCCCTTGAGCGTAAAGCCGCGCTTATCGCCGCCTTTTTTGCCGCCTTTGAAGCTCTGCTTCGTAAAGATCGGATTGTCGCTGGAGCCTACCACCACATACTGCCCGTCGTTCATCTCTACGATGTACACGGCCCCGGCATTCATTTTCTTGGCGAGTTCTGCCTGTATGGTTTTCGAAAAGCTCGCCAGCATGTATTCAATACTGTGCTTATAGCTTTGGAAGCCCGGGTCACCCTGCTTTTCGCTGGAGATTTCTACCGTGCCGTCGGGGCAGTCATAAGCCGCAAATTTCGCCCCGGCCACCATCGTGGGCAGGGTCGTAATTTCACCGGTTACGGTATCGGCCTTCTTAGGCCACACACCGCTGATAAACTGTTTTTCGCACACAAGCAGCGTCCGGACACCACCGGGGTTTCCTTCCTGCTCACTTGTCGCGTTTAAATTCGCAAAATTGACATTTGCCATTATTGAAAAAGAATTAAAAGGCTGTTAAAAGTAAAAGAAGCACAATACCCCTCCCTAAGTGGACGGTACGCCGCAGCGGGAGGGGCAGGGGCGGTCGGCCGCTGCCGTGGGGTTACGCCACGTCGCCCAACCAGAAAAGACTATCCAAGGCCCAATCAAAGCCCACTTGGAAGTCCATCACGTACGCCAACGAACGATCACGCTTCGAGTAGTCAAACTCCAATCGTGTCTGTGCGCGTTCGTCATCATAGAGCCAGGCCAAGTTTTCGCGGCTGGTGATGATCGGCGATTCAAAGGCGGTTAAGCCCGTGGTCAGCATACCCGGCTCTACCAAAAACTCGATCATCGTGCCTTCAATTTCCTGCTTGTTATAGCCGGCATTGTAAGGCAGCGTACCGTAAGTGCTGCGGTAGTGGCGCTCGTAGGCTTTTTTGTACGCCAAGGGCGAAATACAAACCAGCTCATTGTAGTAATGCTCCGTAGGGATCTTATCTACAATCTTCTCAAACTCAGTCACCGCGTTACCCGTCGTGATGGCGTTGATGGTCGCGATCTGCGAAGCACCGATGGCACCGCTGGCGCGCGCCGCCGCCAGCTTCACAAACAGACCGTCCATGGCCTGCTCGGGCGTAGTACCGGCGTCGTTGCGGGTACCGTTGATGAGGGCCTTTTGGCGCAGGTCGGTGCTCACGCGCTTCAGCACGTGCTCGATCACCCATTGCTCAAACGGATAGGTCGTTTTGTCGATCTTTCCGCCGCGTACCTGGCCGTACCAAGACTTATACAACGCCATGATCTTTTGCTCCGTAAACAATAAGTCCACCTTACAGGGCTTTACTTTTGCCTTTTTGGGCTTGATCTTAAACACGTCGTTGGTCGGCGTAAAAGCACCTTTGTTTCCCGACTGGAGCACGCTATCCAGGTACAACTCCGTCAACACGACTTCATCATTACCCGGAATCATCATCATAAACTCATCAATGGGTTTGATGGGGGTATTGGGAGTACCGCTCAAACCCGCCCCGATCAGCTTCGAGAAAATATCCTCGCGGTTTTCGCGGGCATAGTCCGTAGCTGTCGTGGACAATAAACTCAAATCTAAAGCATCTGCTGGCATAGCTGTATAGGTATTAAAAAATTAAAAAATCAATTGTTCCAGGGCGCTTTCTCCCAGCTTTTGGCAGCGGGCGCACCGGCCGCTTCGGAGGCATCCTTGCCCACTCCGGCCCCTTGGCCTTTTACGTTGTTGTACCAGGCTTCGAGCACTTCGTATTTCGGGCGCAGGGCATTCAGCTCGCGCTCGTATCCTTCCAGCGCGGCAAGGCGCTCAGGGCTGATGCTCACCTGAGCCGCAGGAGTAGCCGGAGCGGCGGCAGCAGCGGGGGCAGGAGTCTCAGCAGGGGTCTCAGCCTCGGGAGTCTCGGGAGCAGGCACCTCAGCAGGCGTTTCTGCCGCAGGAGCCTCAGCGGGTGTTTCGGCGGGGGCTTCCGCGCCTGCCTGCGCCATGATCACCACCGGGCCGGCAGTGTCCTTTTTGAAAAAATTGGATAGTTGCTTCACCATTGTCATATAAAAAAAATCAGTTGTTTGTCTGCTGCTTACGGGCCAGTAGATCCGCCCGGTATACGGCATCGCCCAGGTAGCCTATACGGTCGGCCATGCCCAGCTGAAGAGCGGCTTTGCCGTTGTACATTTTACCGGTAAAGACCTCACCGATGTTGGGGCGGCCTGCCTTGACGGTCTTGATAAACTGCGCTTTGATGGGGGCTAATTGGGCCTTTACTTCGGCCTTGAGTTTTTCACTCAGGCCCTCCACGTCGTTAAAGAGCGCCTTATCCTGGCTGCCTTCCGAGCGGATGATCGTGACCTTGATCCCCTCTTTTTCGTAGAAAGCGGAGGCATCCACGTGCACCGCCAGCACGCCGATGCTGCCCACCTCCGTCGAGGTCTCCGACTCCATGATGATCTCGCGGGCCTGGCTCGCTACCCAATAGGCAGCGCTCGCGGCCATGCCCTGTACGTAGGCCACGATGGGCTTTTGGCTGGTGCGCACAATATCACCGAGCAGCTCCGTGCCGTTTACGTCACCACCGGGACTGTCGATCTGCAATACAATCGAAGTGACTTCGTCTAGGGCGTTGGCCTCCAGTATGAAGTTGGAAATATCCTCGGTACCGTAGGCGCAGAGGTCGCCGTAGCGGCTCATGGCTCCCATGATCGGGATGATGGCCACCTTGCCCGTTTTGGTTTGGGCCACATTCCAGCCATAGTGGCGCTGGCCACGGCTATCGGTCCAGGCAGCTTTTGGGTCCACGGCCGAGGGGTCCATGCGTTCAGGAATGACGATCGTCGAGTCGCCGCCTTTCGTCATTCGACGAATCAGCGCCAGCGACTGCGCATTATGGAAGCGGGGCTCAAGCGCCCAGGTTCTTCCCACTAAAGATTCAATAGTTGTAGTCATCAGTACACAAAATCACGCTACGAACATATCCGAATCCAAGGGGGCCACACAGGACGAAAAAAGCCCGGTTGCTCTGCGACCGGGCTTTAAAATCATGACAATAAAGTCTAATAAAACCCTCTGGCAAATTCAGCAACATTGTTGGTGATTAGATCTTGGGTGCGTCCTGATGTATCGGAATGCGGATGCAAGTCGTCAGGCATCCAAAGTCGCGTCATGGTCATATCTGTGCTGGTATTTGCCCCGGCAGTAAATGAATTATATGGCGCAGTTGCCCATAGTGGCTGCGTGCCCGGCACAATCTGTTGCGTCCAACCTAATCGCTCCCATAGGCGGAAAATTGGGAAATCCCAATAATCAGCAAGTGCAATTTGAGCAGTCGATACACGCGTCTTTCTTGCATTTTCATAATGTCCTATAATTGCTATTCTCGCACGAGGATTATATTGAAGTATAAGGTCAATTATGAAGTTGGCCGCCCCTAAAAAAAATCGACGGTCATTTCGTGTCGCAGGAATGGTTGTGAATTGGGTGTCACTGTCTGAACTAAGATTGTCGTTATGGCCATGATCAATGAAGAATTTGTCCGGCATCGGCATTCTTCCGTCAAGGTATGGCAACAGCCTGTTCTCATAACTACACGAAAGAAAGAAAGCCTGATCTGAAACGCTTAACGTTGTTGGTGCCTGCGCTGCATTTCCAAAAAGAGGTCTATATGTGGCCCAATTAGTGATCAAGTCGTTTTTTTCTGCAATTGTGTGACAAAGGGAATATGCCACATTTTGCCATGCGAGGCCATTGATCGTTCCATCCGCTTTGGAAATCCTCATCATGCTGCTGCCTACGGCCAAATTGATGCCGTAGGCGCCAAGTTTGGCCGCGCTTCTTTGTGGGTATTGACCGCCCTGCGGAATTGAGGTTCCAAGCCAAAGAAAATGCTGTCCCTGCATATCTAAGGCGGAGTTAATTATCTCTTTTTCGATTACAACAATATCCGTGAAATTGACAAAGCAGATTGCAGCGTTTTTCGGCACAGTGTACACCTGCGCCGTAATGTAAGTTATAAGACCATTAGTGCCGACATTTTCAAAGCTTACAACATTGTTAAGTCTATCAAGGAAAGTCACAGCCGCGAGCGGATCGCCGGAGATATGCGTAGTAATTCTTATTTTTTCACCCGGAATAACTGAAAATGAAGTTATTTTTCGAGTTGCACTTGCAACAATTACTCCGTTTTTGCCCATATACCACCCATTTTTCGTCACAGGTGCCGGTTGCACACCTTGGAATTTGGCCTCACCTAACTTTCTTTTGACGGTAATTTTTCCAGAAAGCGTACAACTTATGTATGCTCTTATTGTTCCTTCCGGTATAACAAGAGGTACATCAACGAGATTAGTTGTTACACCGTCAATTCCGATCTGTGTTGATGTACCTATCTGTACACCGGCATTATTGAAATATCTCGCCAGTCTAATTGCAGAACCATTGATACTTGATGAAACAAGAATATCTTCACCGGCAGATGCAGGGATTACAATGTATTTCGATCCGGAATTAACAACAGGGCTGTTCGCACCCATGTAAAATCCTTCAATCTCACTATAACTTTCTTCATTATACTTCAAGAGGTCTGCAACAAGTGCTTTTTCCCCTGTTGTATAATTTTCCTTTGAGAGTCCAAGGCCATTCAGGTCTTTTGCTCTAAATTTTCCATCTAAATTGCTCATGTTATAAATTAGTCAAGCCATAATAATTCACCTAATGCAGTGCCGTTCCATCCATACCACCCGCCGTTTGTATTGCCATTTGCAGTGTCGTCAATCACATATACCAATCTGCGTCCGGCAACTCCTGAAAGCCCTGCAACCGCAGCAGCGTAAGTTGTGAATTCAAGGCAGTCAAATACACGACCTAATTTTTGCTTCTCGGTCGTGGTGTAATCGTTGGCAGATAATCCCTTACCGGTAACCTTGTCAACCTTTGAGTTTAACACTTCGGAAGCGGCCAAAGCGGCATTTTGTTCACTGGCAGTTGCACGCTCATCTGCCCAAGTACCAACATCTATAAGGGCCTGCCTAACATCAGTAGAGGTGACACCTTCTGATCCATCAACGCCTCTCGGAGGCTTGTTAAAATACCCTGTGATGGTCGAAATAAACTGAGCAAGATTTGAGAACATATCCTATGAATTAAATTGAAGTGAAAAATGGAATGAAAAATCAGCTTCAGGAAACAGCTCCGCGAGGTCGATGCTTTCCAGATAATAGGTAGGCGTCACAAAACGCCCCGTGATCGAGAGCGGGATCACATTGCGGGCACCCACCGTGCGGCTCAGCTGCACCTCCAGCCCGATCTCGTCGGTACCGGTGATGTAGGCCGTACCGTTGAAGTCTTCCCAGAGGGCCACGTATTCCTGAAAAGGCGTTCCCATCAGCCACCGCACCACATCATAGCGGTCTTTGGGAAATTCCGTCAAAAACTGTACATCATAATAATAGCCGTTGGCATCGCGGCCACGGCTCTCATTAAATGTACAGGATCTGGGCAGGAAGTCGAGCTTGGTCAATTGGGTACCCACCATTACCGTCAGGGCATTGACCGGTACCGTCAGGGTATTGATAGGATTGGGAAACCGTACCGGGTCAAGCAGGCCTTCGAGTTGGGAGCGGTTGAGCAGGTACAGCGCACGCACATAGGCAGCATTGCTGTCTTGGTCAATGGCCCCTATGTTTTGTGTTGTTACCATAACAAACAAAGGTCAAAAACACCGTTTAAAAATGGAAGGACACGTTTTTTGCAACCTCCTGCGGGCAGGACACAAAAACGCCGAAATAGGACACAAAATCGCCGAAACAGGACACAAAACTATTTGGTGGCTTGCTCGGCCTTTTTCTCATCCTTGCTTCGGTTCACCACTTTGAACGCCGCCGAGGTATCGTAATGGTCGGCATCGATGCCGTACTCTTTGTAGAAACATTTGACCGCGCCCTGCTCAGATTTCAGGAGCGTCATGCGGCCGCGGGCGTAGTAGATGAGCGCGTGCTTAAACATCACCTCCAGGGTCATGCCTACTTTGTTGAGGTGCTCATCGGTGAGCAGCTCCCGGTTTACCCTAAACTTTGGGATCACCTCAATGGTCGGGAGCTTGACCGTTTTTTCGGGAAAGTATTCCGCAGGGACTTCCGCTTCAGAGAGCGGATGAAAAGAGAAGACGGCCGTGATCAATTCACCGAGCCAGTGATCCTTTCGGATTTCATGCGGGCCTTTACCAAGGTTATCCTTATGTTCCAAAAAAGTCTTTACCTGGGCCTTGACCGGAATGGCAATAATTTTGTCAGTTTTTTGAGCAGACATATAGAGCTAAGCGTTATATTTACAGTGCTTCGTACCGCTTAGCATTTTAAGCAGCCCCGCGCTTCCAACACGGGGCTGTTTTATTTTTACGACTCGCTTCCCTTCCGAAATAGTTGATATTTTTTAATGGTATCTTCAAGGATGCGCTTTGAGTCAGCGTAGTTTTTGCAGGTCTGCTGAAAAAACTGATACATCGTTGCCAGTAAAAAAAGTTGTACAATGATGACCAAAAACAGGATGACCGTCATAGAGGTTATTGCAATATTCATTGTGCTTAGATGTTATAGGATTGAAAGATTATCTTGGATGCAGGTTCAAGTTTTTGAGTTGGGCATCTATTCCGCCCAATACCATCGTGAGCGTAGCCGGTATCGGTTCCTGCTGCCAATTTTTCCAGAGTATACGAGCCACCGAAACGGGTATCACTACTTTTTGCGGGGTCTTAGGGCCGCGCCGCTCGATGCCGGCTACCTGAGCACCAAATTTATTGGTGAGCCACTCGCAGAGCACAAAGTCAGCATCGGGAGCATGGCCGTTGAGCTTTGTTATATCCTGAAGCTTTGCAATCAGATATCCTTTCAACGATACCGCCTCATATTCATATAATCGAAGGTTTATGTGCAGAATCATTTTACGGCCCTCCAGACACGGTTTTCAAATTGATAGAGTTTATTACAATCGGGGTCACGCTCCGAGCCGATCAGCGTTTTCTGAAAGCGCGTATCAAAGATGGCCGCCGATTTGGCCTTGATTTTCCAATAGATATCAAAGATGCGCATCAGCTCATTGACCCAATCGTTGAGGTCGCCTTTGTGGGGTTGTTGCCATTCATTGCTCCATTTTTTGAGGTTGGTGATGGTTCGGCCGTCGCTGAGCGTGATGGGCTGGTAAAATTCAACTAGGATACAGCAGCTTGCCTTGGCTCGCTGCTCGGCGCGTTGCTCATCGTTGAGCGGCTTGCGCTCAGCCGGTCTTTTCGGTGCCTTTTTTGCCTTCAGCACTTTCGTTTTTTGGTACATTTGCTTAGAATTTATTGATTGAAAAATTGAAAAAAGGTTATAACTCAGAGTAATACCAATCGCCGTCGGTCATCCATTCATCTACGATCACCACTGTGGCATCCGCGGCATACACCTTGCGCTGCCGTTTGGTTTGGTAGTATTTGGGCGGTTGAAAGTCCCGGGCCTGTTGGTCAAGGTATTGTTGGGCAAACTTCCGTTCGTACTGTTTGCCGAGGCCCGCGAAGATCAGTCGGTAATAATTCCACAGCTGGAGCTGCGTTTTTCCGCGTACTTCCTGCCGTTGGGCGGCCCCGGCGGCCAGACGCTCAAAGTCCCGACGGGCTTGCCGAAGCAGCTGTTCGGCCCGTTTTTGGCGACGCTGCCGTTCTTCGTCGTTTTTGTTGCGGCGGTTTTCGGCACGTACTTCGTCGCGCTTTATCCACGCTTCCAATCCCGCAAAACCACGCTCGTTTTCGGCATCAAAATAGCCCTTGCCTTTGACCTGAACCGCATAAGGGTCAGGCAGATAGGCGTCGGGGTGATGGTCGTAGTATTTGGCCGCTTTGTCGAGTTTTCCCAACTGACGGGCCTGAAAATCAGCCCATCCTTTGGCATCACGGGCATCATCGAAGCGATTGTATACGCCGTGATAAATGGCCGAAATCGCCAATTCCTGCTGTTCTTTGCTGAATTCGCGGTCGGGATACAATACCTTCCAGGCATACATCCAAAACCCAACGAGCATATCTTCGAAGTACTTTTCCAGCCTTGGCGGCAGGGTAGGGGTCATTCGACTTTTCAGGGTATCGGCCTGCTTATGGCGTTCTTGGGCTGCCTGAGCCATTATTTCCTGCTTCGACCGCCGCGCCGCCCCCTGCCCCTCACTCTGTGCTATGGGCTCCGAAAGACCGTCCTTTGGGCTCGCAGGGGTCTTTGTCCCACCCCTCTCTCCGTAACCGTTCTCTCTGTATCCACTTTTCAACGTTTCCGCATTGTTATTTTCTTTTTCTTTAGTCTCTCTGTCAGTATTACTATGCAGAAAAGTTTTCCCGTGGGTGTTTAAAAGGTCGATTTTGGGCGTTTGAGAGGGGTTTTCGGTTTTCGCTTCTTCACCGCCGCCAAACAGGATCTCGGGGGTTATCCACAGCTCATAATCGCTTCTGCGGCCACGAAATTTTGTCTTGATGACGCCCAGGGTCTCCAGATGTTTGCGGTGATTGTAGATGGTCTTATCGGTGCAGTCGCACCACTCGCCCATGCGGGCGTTGTTGGTCAGGAGAGACGGGTAGCGGTCAGATTCTTCGTACACAAAGCCCGGCAGCTTTTCACGTACGTAGTTGTAATTATCCACGTACTTCTTGAGCATCATGTGGAAGGTCGTCTTGACCTGCTCCGGGATGATCCCGGTACGGCGGTGGACCGTCACCTCCACCACCGTACCGTCCAAACATTTTTTCTTACGGGTGTGCGAGGGTGCCGGGCAGTTGTCATTGTGTTTGCGGTACAATGCCAAAAAGCGCACATACGCCTCCGTGCTGTCAATTCTCTTCAGTGCCGGCATTCTCAGGTTCGTTAGCAGATTCGGGATAGATATCCAGATAAGACGTGAGCTTGATGCCTTCGATCACGGTCGGCACAAGGTATTTGGAGATATTGACTTCGATCCGCTCCAGGGCCGTTTTGAGGTTATCGGCATTGACCGCCATTTGGCTCACTATCCGCTTTTCCTTTGCTTTGCTTCTGGTCTGATCAATGGAGATCATGACCACCTTAGCCAAATACCACTGCTCACCGTCGGAGTGCTGAAATACATCCGATATCCTGATGGGCGTCAGCGCATTGATCTGATGCTCTTTGATGCCGTTCTCCTCGGCGATCTGATAGAGTCGGGCTTCGCCGTCGGTATAGCTCACAGCCTGCAGCAAATAAGCTTCGGTGAGCGTTTTGAGTGAGCCGTTTTCCTGCTCCTGTTGGTGGGCAATCTTGCCCGAGTACCATTGTGACATTGTCTTGAAAATGATGGTTAACTTACAATTTGCCCCTTCCCCGCGCCGGGCGTTACCCCGACGCGGTTGAGAGCTGTAGAAACTCTGTCCCTACCCTGTGATTGTGATGGGGGTCGAACCCATACCTCGGTGCGCAAATCCGCGTGCCGGCCACTACACTACACAATCTTACCTGCTCCTGATGCGGGGGTCGAACCCGCCCTTGTGTTGCCATTGCCTTCAACACCGTGCCCGATACACCATTCAGGAGTTTACTCACAAACCCAAACCAATGCAGGCTAAGAAAACGGTCCGCCGCTGCGGTAGCTTGCTCCTTGACTAAACCTAACCCTTAACTTTACACTTAAAATACGTTCAATGAGGCCGTTAGAAAATCATCCAATGCCGCATAGCTCTTCATTTCCAAATACACTTCGTAGATCCATCCGCCGTTGCACAGATACTGCCTGAGCCGTCGCCGGCGGTGTTTTCGGAGGCGTTTTTCACAGTTCATCCACCGGGCGTGCAGGCGCTCAATGTCTGCACATACTCTTTCTCCAAGGGTCTCCACGTCCTGCGTCTTTTTCATGAGGCGAAAGATTTTCTAAGGTTGTCTTCTTCCTGCTGTAAGATTGCATGCATGAGCAGCCTTTGTGCTTCCCACAGTTCGTATCTAACACCAAGATGAATTGACTCACCTTTGACTTTTTGGAAAGCATCCCATGTTCCAAGCTCATTTTTTGCCAAAAAACCGAGTTCGGTGATCTCCGTACGGCTCACCCCATCCAACCGGGGAGCCTTAAACACATCCATAAGTACCTGTGTGTCTTTTTTGAGCGGACTTGTAAACCAGGTTCTCATTTCTTGGCTCCTCCTTTCATGTCAGCCTTCGCTACCTGCTTGATTGAAGCCAACATTAACGGGAATGCGAGAGCACCTTTACCTGTGGCATACTGAAGACCATTTCCGACCTGAATTTTCAGCAGGCCATCGGTATCTTTGGTGTTGACTTTGTCCGTTGGCAAAAACCGATTGTTGTAAATCGCTTTCCTCATTTCTTCAAGAAAAAAACCATTGGTTGCGATGATCTCACCGTTTTTGAGGTGGTTTAGCTTTACGCCTTTTTCGGGAAGATTCACCAGCAGATACAGATAGCCATTTTCAGCTTCACCCACTGCCACCGCCGTGATTTCCTTGATGTTATGCTGCTCAAAAAGATGTTTCAGCTTTTTTGAAATAGCCAATCTATTCTTTGACAGCGTGATCTTCGGTACTGATTCATCCTCTGTCGTTTTTCGGGTTGGAATGAATGTTAATTCCATTTCTCACCTCCTTTCTTACAGGTTCTCAAATGCCCATTGACGGCCGCAGGGCTTCCAAAACGCTTCTCGCCACAGCGCGGGCAGGCCAATAGCTCACCAACTGGGAGAGCTATTGGCTGCTCGGCAACTTTATTTATGGGGTGGACGCTGCCGAAAAGCCATGTGAGCGGACCTTCGCCGAGCCGGGCGCAGTTCCGTACTATCGTATCCAATATCCCTCGCTCTTCGTGCTCGCTGAGGGTATTGGGAGTAAACCGGGCCAAGGCTGCCTTCATGGCTCCGATGCGTTGTTGTCGTTGTGTCATTTGCTTAGATGATGTTAGTCGTGATACTTACTTCTTATTGTTAAAATCATAGAAGTCCTTGGAGTCCTTGCGGAGGTTGTGCAGTAGCCAAAAAGCCACTACCGTGAGCACGCCGGTTACCACCAGTCCCACCATTTGAAGGGTCGAAATCATTTTGATATGAGTTTAAAAGTTTGAGGGAAATCATGCCTTGGAGCGTTTGGTAACGGTCTTCATCAGTGGGCTGAGCGAAGCCTGCACAAAGCCTTTGGCCTCTACATCGGCATCCAGTTCAGCGGTCTTAAACAGTACCACTTTCTCTATTTTGTGGTAGCGCAGCCAGCCATCGGTACGCCATTTGCGGAGTAGGCTCACGCTTATTTTCACACGCTCGGCGGCTTCTTCTTCAGAGAGCCACACGGCGGCATTCATGGCTGCCAATAGCTTGGCGTTTTGCTCCTGTATGGTTTGGAGTAGTTGGAGCTGCTCTTCGGGCAGGCTCAACGCGATGGTGGTAGGGTTGCCGGCGCTCATACGATGGGAGGGTTTTGAATACCGGCAAGTTTTTCCAGGGCAAGTACAACACGTTCGATACGGTCGGCACTAGCTCTGCGAGTAGAAGATACTGCCGAGGCCGCACCCTGCATCCAATCGGCTCCAACCTTCGTATTAAAAAACTCATCTGCTTCCGATAGCTGCTTGCGCCAATTGGGCCCTACGGTATCGCGGGCTATGATAAAGCGATCTACCAGCCTATCCTGGATGGACTTCAAAACCGTTTGCTCAATACTTTTTGCCTTCCCTTTCATTCTATTGTATATTGCACATTGTTAAAACGACGTGACAAATATAATTTCCATTTGGAAATAAAAAAAGATAATAGGAAATATATTTTTCTATATGGATAAAAATGCAGCCAAATCAATTGAGGTTCAAAGAATTGAATCTCTGGAGTTTTTTCTAGGATGGACAAAAAAGAGATTTGCAGAGTCTTTAGGTCTATCTGCTTCTAACTATTCCAAGATTATAAATAATGGAATGGCAGTACCAGCCAAGGCACTATACCTGCTTCAAAGTGTCCATAATGTTAATCTTGATTGGATATATGGCAAGATTGAAAGCAGTAAGCCTGTGTTTTTGGAAGACAAGGAAGAAAACAAGGTGAGAGAGCTGGAGCGAAAGCTGATGAAAATACAGGAAGAACTTCTTGATTACAAGACACGTGAAAACGAAAAGCTAAAAAATAATCCAACTGTTTCTGCTGGGCAATAA